AATGTATTACCATTAGCATCTGCTCCAGTTACACTTGTTGGAGTACCAGTAATGTCATAGTGATATCTTTGTGATGTACCATTTATAGATGACCCTGCACTCTGCCATCCACTAGCACCATATACTTTTAGTGTATCTGAGGTTGTATCAAAGTATAAGTCACCTACATCTAATGATGTAGTTGGTGCTGAAGATGCAATACGATAGACATCTGCAAAGTTATTTACTGAAGCAAGGTTACTTGCCACTGTGTTTACATTGGTTATCGACCCAGCAACTGAGTTGATATTCGTTGAGTTCCCAGCTACAGAATTGATATTACTAGCATTTGATACCACTGCATTGATGTTCGACTCGTTGCTTACAGCAGAGTTGATGTTGGACTCGTTCCCAGCAACTGAGTTAACATTCGCTATGTTTGAAGCAGTAGTGTTGACATTAGCGATTGATCCAGCAACTAAGCCTATATTTGTATCTGCTCCAGCTACTGTCGCTATGTTATTTGTAGGACTGATCTGTCCAGCAACAGTGTTTACATTTGTCTGATTAGCTGATGTAAGTGTTAACTGTCTCCATTGTGTATTAGTTAAGTCATACACTTTCATTATATCGTTTGTTGTATCGAAGTACAAAGCACCATCTATAAGGGCATTGCCATCATTATCGACTGTCGGATCACTTGCTTTTGCACCTAAAAATCTATCATCAAACGTATCTAAAGCTGCTTCTGCTGCTGCTTGAGCATTAGATGCTGCCGTTGCACTATTAGCTGCATTGGTTGCTTGCGTTGATGCCGTACTCGCACTTGTGCTTGCATTAGATGCCTGTGTTGTAGCTGTACTTGCACTAGTTGCTGCGTTTGTTTCGCTTGTTGATGCTGCACTTGCACTATTAGCTGCATTAGTTGCACTGGTGGCTGCACTCACTGCATCTACTAATAACTCGAAATGATCCGTGTCTGTTAAACTGTCACCAACAACGGCATTAGCAACGCATATATAAACATTGTTTAGCTGTGCAGTAGTCGTTGACTTGATGATATCCCTTACAACATATGCTTCTGTTGTTACTGTTGCGTCTGTGCCTTTGTATGTACCTAATTCCTGGGTAACAGATAATTCACCATTACCATCAAAAGCTAGTACTTTGTTAGCTCTGTCTGTTGCACCCACTGTAAATTCAGTAGATGTCATTGTATTTGTTCGTGATAGCTTGATGCTTCTGTCTACTTCTTCTTGCTGTTGCTGGTCAATAAAAGTCAACCTATCTAGTGCATCTTCGTGTGTAGCTGCTGGAAAAGGATCGTTTGCCACATAGTCTGTAGACTGAGTTTGTGCCATGTTACGTCTGATAACGACTGTAACGCCACTAGCAGGTGCAGTTACGAACACAACATTACCACCACTAGCATTACCAGCATTTGTAACTGTGTAATTTGTTGTTAGACTCTGTACTGTTTCAGTACCAGTAGACGATCTAAGTATGACAGTAAGGTCTGCGTCTGCGAATATCTTGAAAGCATATGCAAACGTAGTGGTACTTCCGTCTCCACTGTAACTGTTTTTTGTGGTTGTACTACTAACTGTCATAACTACCTCATTTCTACGTTATAATATTTTTTGTTAAATTAATCAAATTCATTTTAATCTACCCTTGCTGACTCAGGTAAATCTTCAAACATTTTATTCATTACATTTTTTATACCTATTGCGTTTTGAAACGGAACCAAAGATCTCAATGCCCTACCTTGTGATTGTGACATTTGATATTCGTCATTTAATATAGCTCTGCTTATTCCTTGCACACCCTTAAAACCAGTATCTAAAAGCTGAACTGATGGTATTCCACTTATTACACCTGTTGCTAATCCTGTTGTTCTGCCATAAGAAAAAACAGGATCTTCACCAAAAAACGGAGCACCAGTATCTATTAAGGTTGGAAACAATGATGCCCATGAACTTCTTTGAAACGCTGCTTTGCCTATTTCTAAAGGTGTTAACCTTTCTTGTAAAAATTCTTGTTTGTCATCTCTTAATACAGCGTTAGCGTGTGTTTGTACTACATAAGATAACCCAGCAAAGAATGATGAGTACATCATTGCAGAATATGCAGCAAAGTCATTACGTCTTATATTATGTAAAAATTGTTTAGAATAAGACACAAGCATAAATGTTCTAAACTGACTGACCATTTTACCTAATGTGCTTGTCATATGTATGTTTAAGTTACCTACGTCATTTTGTTGTATGCTTTGTCTGGTCCATCTAGTGACAGCTAATGTAAAAGCATCTCTTGCTTCTATGTCATCCCAAGCATCAAGATTAGTTCTTTTAATCTTTCTGCTTTTAAAAAACACTGATGGACTTGTTACTGTTTTTTCTCTTATTTGTTGGAAAACTCGTTGTGCCATTTCAGGATTTAAACCAAGACTTTCCATACGTTTAGCTATGTCCTGTTCTAATGTACCTCTGCCAATTTTTTTAAAATTTATTTTTTTTATGCCAAAAGCTAAATCTGTTAAAGACTGAACTGCAATCCTACCTGTTGCTCTTTCCATTGCTAATGTTATTGGAGCCATACCTGACATATCTGCTGTTATTCTTTTTAATGGCTGTATTGCTGCACCTGCTCTATCAATAAAATCACCTCTGCCTTGCACATAAATATCATGTGCATCATATCTATTCATAGCTTGATGTATTCTTCTATCAACGCCAATACCAGCAAAGGCTTCCAAATCTCTTGCTACAGCATCTTCAAGTTCACCATTTTGCGTTCTTTTAAGCATAGATTTTAATTCAGGTATTACTCTTATTAATCCTTTAATACCATCAACCGAAACAGCGTTTCCTAATTCAGCAACTTGTGCAAAACCTACTTGATTCATAACTCTTATAAAATTATAATCCATCAACAACCTAGCTAATCTATTTGCATCAGAAGTAGGGTCTTGTATCATGTCTTTTGGTGGTCTGCCCAAAATCATGTCATACATAACATTTAATTTTTTTATGTCTTTTTGTGCTGTATCTTGACCTTTTTTACCTAAACGACCACCTTCTTCAGCTATTGTGTCTGTTAGTTTTTTGAAGTCAGCATCACTCGCAATACCTTTTTGTGCAAAAGCAATTCTACCTGTCATTTGATTTACATAAGAATTAAACACTTGCTCTGCATCTCTGTTCATTAAATCCTTAACAGAAACAGTCTCACCTCTTGATGTCATTGCAAAATTAACATCAAACTTTAATCGTTTTTTTGCTCTTGATGGCACGCCTTCTGGTTTAAAATGTAATAAATTTACTAAATTTTCTGCTTCTACTTCAGATAATATTTCTTCTTCAATTAATAAATCCTTTAAAAAATCTTTGTTAGATGTGCTAAATATTCGAGACATACCAGCATCTATACCCATAGCTCTTTTTTCTATATTTTTGACCATGCCTTTACCAATTTTGTTTGCAAGGTCTTCAGATATTTCAGGATTTGCCCTTAACAAAGATTTAGATAATAATGTACTTGCAAAATCTTTACCATGTTTAGGTGTAAGTTCTGTAAATTTATAACCATCCCACAAATGAGAAAAGTAAGTTAAATCTTCAGGTATATCATCAAAACCTTTTACACCAGCTTGTTTAGCTTTTTGCAGTATTTCTCTAAATATAACTCTTTGCCTTTGTGCTGCATTTATTATATCAGGATTTGTTGCTGAACCTGGAAACTCTATTTCATCTGCAACTAATCTACCAAACTCAGATCTTTGTGCTCCAAACTTTCTTTTTAAATATCCTATATTATTTGACTTTGCCCATCTTGTGTACGAGTCCTCATAAGCATTGTAGTATCTTACTGACAAACTTCTTGTTAATTGTGTCTTTATTAAATCTGCTGTAAACTCACCAGGATTTACTGCATCTTCACCAATATATTGTGCAACTTTTCTTGTAGTTCCTAACTTGCTGCTTTTTAACTGACCTATCATATCAATTCTAATTTTACCAAAATCACCCATAGGCGTATCTTGTGCTTCTAATATTTCTTCTTCTGCACCTCTGCGTAACTCACCTATTTGCACTGGTCGTGACATAGAGTTTTCTGCTGCACCAACTCCAGTATCAGGAGTAATAAATTCTTCAGGCTTTGCTACACCTTTATTTATCATTGATTGTTTTACATCTGCCACTTGTGCTGCTTCAACATCATCCATGCCTTTTTTTAAAGCTGAATCAAATGCTTTATCAGAACTTTTCCCAAAAGCACCACCTATTGCTCCTCCTAAAAGCATACCACCACCAGCAGCATATAGTATGTCATATGGATCCTTTATAGGATTTTGAGATACTAAATAAGATTCAACAGCAGCACTTGATATTCCACCTGTTGCCAAACCTCTAAATGCTCTTGCAAGTCTTGTGGCTTTCGATCCCCACAAAAATGGTGCAGCTACACCCTCTGTTAATACAGTCGCAGTTATAGCAGCAGGATCAATGATAGCAGCAGCAAGTCGTAGAGGTATTGAACCATAACCATACTTAGCCAATGTTTCTTCGTTTTTTAAGGATTGCAAAACTCTATTTCTTAATTTTTCAGCATGAGGTCTACTTACTGCATCTTCTAAAAAATCATGGTATTCTAATGGAATATCTTTTGTAAGCTCTGCGTATGAATCATCATCTAATAAAAAATTTTCGTCTGGCTCGTGATCTTCCAGCCCATTATATATCCAAGACATTGCATTATCTTCAGCAAAAGCTGCAGAAAGAGCATCACTAAATTTAACTTTAGATCTTTCTTCCTCATACGCTTCAAGTGCTTCTTGTTCCTGCGTAAGGCTAATAGGTCTAGCTAATTCAATTTTTTCTGCTTCAAGTGCCATTATTTCTTTGCTCTTGTTCTTCTTGGAAACTTAAAAGTTTCTGTTTGTACAGTTTGTTTTTGACCTTCTTTTACCTCTTTTTTTACTTCTTTGGCTCGTTCTTCACCCAATTCTTTTATTTCATCTAATGTATATTTTATATTTGTTGGTATTTTATCTCTTATTATCATCCATTGATCGACTCTGCCTGTTATAGGTGTTGCTGTAATTTCTGCATCATCATCTTTATTTTTTATCTTGTAGTCCTTTATTATAAGATCGGCATTTTTTCGTATATCTGTTTCATTCATATTAATAGATCTAGGTATCAAAACACCTTTATGATTTATATGGCTTGCAATAATATCAGCACCTGCTTGCTTAACAGCAGCCTTAGGGTCAACCCCTAATGATATGTATATTTTAGACAAATCCTCAACTTTTTGTTGTATAGATGAACTGTTATGTGGCTTTGTTCCAAAAAAACTAGTGGTTTCCGAGCTGATAGTTCTAACTTGAGATTCTACTGATTTATATTTAGCATTTATATCTATGCCTGTCCTATTAGCTTCAGCAACCATATTTATTGATTCTTCTAATGATTTGCCAGTTTGCTCAATTAGTAGTACAGAATTATAAGTAGCAATTTCATTTTTACTTAAATGATTTTCTAATACCCCATTACCTCTTGATTTCATTATTCTAAAAATTTCTATCTGTGATTTTACTTTATTTATATCAGGTTGAGCACCTAAAATATTTGTAGAACCTTCTGACAAAATGTTAGAATAATCATCTGATTTTATATTATTCCTTTCTAATATAAGCATCTGTGTGTCTATATCTTTACCTTTAAGAGCTAATTTTAAAGCAGTATCTTTTTGTTTTTCGGTTAAATTTTCTTTTATTGACGTAAAGTCACCACGAGCAATAACATTAGAAGCATCTGTAATTACTTGTGCAGCAGCTATTTCTTTGTCTAAGTCTAACACTATGTTGTTCAAAGCAATCAAAGCGTTGTTTGATGAAGTTCCCATTTTGCCAACTTGCTTGCTTAAGGCTGGTCTACCAGCGTATCCTTTTTCTAATAATTGTTTTGATGTTTCAACAAGTTGTCTTATTTTATTTGCATTTACCTGACTTGGATCCTCTTCATAAATATCTAACAACCTCCTTGCATCTGCTTGTAAATTAAGTGCAGCAGACAATACTGCACCTTCTGCCTTTTCTTTGTCAGGCATACTTTTTACAAAAGCATCTGCTGTTTCTAATGTTGTCTTTGTGTCTGTATTATTTGCTTCATCTATAATACTTGAAGAGCCATCATTTAATGCGATATCTTCATTTTCTTTTGCTTTATTATTATTAAATTTTTGAATAGAATTACTTACATCTTGTGTTAACTCAGAACCTTTTATTGATATGACTTCACCATTAGCCAACTCCATATTAACATCTTCGTTTCTTTGCAACTTTTCGTTAATTATTTTTAATTCTTGATATGTAGGTTTTTTTAACTCTACTTGATCTTGTATTTCACGATTTATTTCATTTGCCAAAACAGAACGTTTTGTTCTCCAGGCTTTGTTAAATTTTTCTTTCTCGGATGGTGCTAATGTGCTTTCAGCAATATCTTCTTTTGCTTTATTTAAGTCACTAAAAGTTGAAGCACCAGTAATTTTATTATTCAATGTTTCTGATTCAACTTGTATTTCTAGCTGTTCCCTAGAGCGAATACTTGAATATTTAATACTTCCATCTTTTTGGCTTTCATCAATTAAATTTATTGCATCAATTCTTGTTTTTTCATGGATTGGATGACCAATCGGATATGATGCCATTGTGCTTTTATATCTAGTTAATGTATCACCTACAGAGATTCCTCTAATTTGATCTCTTCTAGTGTATGTCTCTTGCCTTCCCTTGAGTTGTGCACCTGCTGATAAATCACCTAACTTTGCAATTAGTGCTTTCTGCTCATTTGGTCTTAGATTATATTTACCTGCGATATCTTGTATTTTTTTGTTTGAAAACTTTGTGTAGTTTGTATCAAACTCTTCAGCAGTAACGCTTTTATCATTATCTATATGTGTGTCCAGCTCTTTAACTAACTGATTCTCAGCATCTGCTATTGCAGTTTTTGCAGCTGCCTTTTTGTCAGCATCATAAAACTCATACATAATATTACCAGCAGCTTCACCAAATTTTGCAAGCTCTTGACCTACGCCAGTAAATGCACCTGAAGATGCCCTAGGTCCTAAAGACCCACCTGATGTTACACCTGTGGAACCTAAACCTTTGTTATATAATGGTATTTTTGGCATTTTTTATTCCTATCCCATCATTACTTTAGCCATTTTTTCGCCTGACTGTAATACAGTCCTATAAGCTGCCGTTTTATATTGTGCAGACTGTGCCCTACCTGTTGTTCTAGCCATTGCTGCTTCATTTATTTTTGCAGCTTCTTCTATAGAACCTGCATAACGTATTCCAATAGCATCTAACTCTGTATTTAAAAAAGTATCTTTTAATGCTTCCAATGCACTGCCAGACATCTGTATGCCAGATTTAGCTGTGGCAACTCTTTGTGTTGCCTGTAACCTTTCAGCACTTTTTCTTAAATTAGCTTCTTTCTGCCTTGTTGCTCTTTGTAGTAAAACCTTTTCGTTTTCTGCTACTACTGCATTATATTCGCCAACTTGTCTCGCAGCCTTTGCTGAAGCCATATTTCCTTTGTAGCCTAAAATTGCATCTAACATTACGCCACCCTCGCAAAACGATAATAATCTGATCCATCAGGACCAAACTTCTTCATTAAACCTTCGTTCTCAAAACCCAACCATTCAACATATCTAATCGCTTGCTTGTCTCCTGTGTGGACACTAGCTTGTATACGCTGTAAATCGGTATCTTCTTGAACATGATCCAATAGTAAACTGGAATACTTAGCTGCTGAAAAGGGCATCTTGTAAGCGTGTTTTGACATAACAAACCAGGCTTCACCTACATTATCCCACAATCCGTATACACCACCAATCATAAATACCTTACTTTCTTGCATTGCTGTGTATGCACTTAAACAAGTTTCTTTCATCATAGCTGCTTTTGAGCTTTCTGGAAAATGAAAATTTGTTTCAATCATATCCAAGTGTTCTTTTTCAAACTTTTTAAACTTAAGCATCAAACGTATTAGACCTTCTCATAATCGCTAATATTGTCATAGGCAATGGCTGTGTTTGCCTTATAACAATCTTTGCATCATTGTCATAGCCTGATGGAAAAGATATTTCTTTATCCCCAGTAAATAATGGAACAGCTTCATCCATAGCCATGCTACTATCTCTAAATGGTAATCTGTCAAGGTTTGCTGTGTCAGGACCTAGTTCTGCACCAACAGTCTGAAAGAACCTAGCTGTCACGCCATGTATTCTCTTTATCTTGCCTTGTGCAATGCCATCTTCTGCACCTGCTTCCATACGCAATGTTTCCAGTGATGATGTATAACCATAACCAACATGAACCTTAGATGCACTCCTATCCAATGTAATTGTGCCGTTGCTGACTGTTTTATCAGCGTGTGCGGCACCATCTGCTAAAATGGTTACTGTTTCACCCTCAAGGTGGTTTAGGCTTTTAATGGTCGTTGTAGCCGATCCATCATATGTCAATCCACTATCTACGAAGAAAGCATCTGTAACATCATCATTAAAATATAATGACTTAAGATATACAATGTGTCGAACAGTTGATCCATCTATTGTCCTCTTCACACTTAGATACACCTGGTCTTCTGCACCACTAGGTATAGCTGTGATACTTTCTACTATACCATCACCACCTAAACTATGCTCATGCCAACCAACTGTAGCGTTTGCTCTGTCATATGTAAGACCGATTAGCCTTCCATCAGCGTGAACAAACCATAGTAATAACTCAGGCTCTTGCTGCCAAACCATGTCAGTCAAGCCACCTCTAGCCAAATGATCTGCAAGCACAGTCAAATCAACACCCAGTAATCCATCTGTGTCCAAATCAAACGTTATCTCTTTTACCTTTTCAGCACCCTTCTGTATAAGTATGGTACTGTTACCGGCTCTCAAAGGCTTGATGTTACCTGTACCAAATGTTGTTTCTCGTAGCACGTTAACATTCGTAGGTGTTACCGGCTCTGATCCTGCACCACCTGACAAAGTAAACTCAGCACTTGTAGTCAATAACTGCAAGAATCTAGCTGGTAAAAGATGCTTAATCACGTTAACCTGATCTGATGCTATTGTTACATTAATTGCTGCATCATCTTCTGTTCCAGGTGTATGGTTCTCAAAATCAGCAGATACACTGCCAAAGATAGTCTGTGGTTGATCTGTAGTTCCAGCAAAGTATAATCTTTCTTCGTAAAAACCTATAGCTCTCGGAAATCCTGTGGTTGAGCTAAAACTTCCCAATGACCATTTTGTTGTAGCATTGCTCGATCCCACGATATTATGTGGTAATACTGATATGCCACCATCATCTTCTTTAACTGTAGCTGTTACAACTGTTGAGCTTGTGAACCCTGTTATCTTTACATAACCTGTATCGTCATGCCTGTACTCCCAATCAATCGCACCATATGTTTCTGTGCCTGATGTATGCACTGGTGGAGTGTTGCCTGATGTTTGCGTTGATCCGGTAACCTGCTTATAAACGTGACCATTATATCTTACAAATTCATTGTTAGCGTAACTTGTACTTGCTGCCCATTCATCATAAGTTACTTCTAGTACCTCACGAAACCTAATTAATCTTCCAACATCTGTACTAGCAAACAAGGCTGCACTTGCTGTAATCGTTACAGAACCTGTATCTGCTGAAGCGTATAATGTTGTAGTTGTTATGTTTTCATCAAGGTAAGGACCATCTGTAAAATCAATATCTGTTAATGTCCATGATGTATGACTTGTTCTTGTTAACTTTGCTGGTGCATGATCTTGTTGTGCAAGGAACAACACATCTGCTGATTGTGCATAATTAATCGTAGATAGCTGTGCTGTCGTGTAAGTCGTTGTAATTTCTACTATTTTCCCAACTGTGCCACCACTTGTATATGTGGTAAACGCAGAGCTATTGATACCACTTAACTGAAATGTATTTGTCGTAGCACCAGCAACAGTAAATTCTCTGTTGTTTACTTCTGTCATGCCACCGACACTAGCTATAAACACTCTATCGCCATTGCTTAGACCATGTGAGTTAGCTGTGACCACTGCTGGATTAGCCTTTGTTATGGCTGTTATAGCTGTGGTAGCTTCTGTGACCAAGCCACCATCTTTAAATATACGAATATAATTATTACCAAACTCTAATACATAGGCTTGTGTATCACTGAACTCAAAGTTGATTAGCCTTACCTGACCACCATCTTTTGTTGTTCCTGCGTAATATGTGCCTGGTCTGCGTGTTGTACCTCCCTGTGGAAATACAATCATGTTGCTTAAATCTTTTACGGCTTCGTTATATTTCTGTAAATCAATACGACCTTCTAATCGTGGCGATATCTCACCTGCTCGGAAGTTGGTGATGATTGACGATACTCTTGCCATATTAGAACCTTGCGTTGGTGAAAGTATCTGCCTGTATCTGTTCTGGATAACCCTCTAGTGCATCCATACTTCTAGCTTCACTTAATCGTGCTTGATATAAAGAATACATAGACTGTGCTAAAGCATTACTACCAGTTATGGCATAGGCTGTTTCTGCTGCAAGTTTATGTGCAATCGTACTACTTAACAACGGATCAAACTGCTCTGTGTCTGTAACCCTAGATAAATATATTATAGAACAAGTACCTTCGTTAGAAAGTATTTTTCTACCTTCTATCTTATACATTACATTGCTATCATAAGCTGCAACTTCATTGTTTACGTTTGAGTTCCAAAAAGAAATAACCCTTAAGCAATAAGGGTCTGTAGGTAATGTAAATTGATAGGTGAATCCGAATGATGGTGCATCACTATCTTGTGCTAGTGTTGCTCTTGATATAGCTACATTCCAAGGATGCGATCTTAGAACGGCATCTCTTACTGTTTCAAATCTTCTATTACAAAGTCGTGCTTCTTTAGAGTTTTCCGTTAGTGCAGTTATTGTTGCTGCACCAAGTAAATCCATAGCTTCGTTACAAATATCTACTACTGACGGCATATCAAACTCCTGAAAGTAAGGAGCAGATTAACTGCTCCTCACAATGGTTTTAGTTAACAACATACTGGATGATAAAAGACATATCACCTGCTGTGCCACCAGTTGCATTAAATGTAGCTGCAACATAGTAGTAACCACCTGGGTCACTTGAAGCACCAGCATCTTCCCATGCCTGTTGACCGATAGTGTTTATATTAGCAGCTTCGTTTCTTAACTCAGCTAATGCTGCACCATCAGCCACAGCACTAGCATATAGATCTTCATCTACAACTGTTCCGTTAGACTGGTATAGACCCACGTTGAATGTGCATGATCCACCAAGTGAATCTGATCCAATTTGGATTGATGTTATTGATGCGTTACTTGGTATTGGTGCAAGCATAACAATGTCATTGTCTGTGCTATCACCAGCAGCCAACGCTACTGTACCCTGTGCTACACGCAAAACGCCATGTAACTCGTGAGCATCACTTGCAACTTGAGGAGTAGCTTCAAAGTTAGCTACAAGAGTTGTGTTTTTTGTAGTCATTATTCACTCCCTTCCTTAAGCTGATTCATCACAGTCGATTTGTACTACTTTGGATTCTTCCATTCTAGTAGCACCAATGCTCATGCAGTAGTAAACTTGAGTTGCATAACCTTTGTCAGCTCTCTCATCTATTCTTGCAGAAACATCTTTTCCGACACCTAAAGCAATACCATCTTCTGCCCAAGCAAAACATGATCTGATATTAGATGCAATCGATAGTCTGTTTGTTACAATAAACTTGAAGCCTAGGAATGTATCCACATCACCCTGCACAAGAGCCTTAACTGTGTTAAAGTCAGAACTTGTTACTGATGTTGTGTTTAATAGAGCTTCAATCTGATTAGGACCAACAGCAATATATCTTGGTATTGATGGGTCAACGTCAGCTAAATCTAAAATCTTTTTAGCTTCGATTAACTTGGCAATAGACATATCGGCACTTCCATTTGCAATCTGATTAGCACCAGCAAATGATGTTGATGTTGAGCCTGTTTCACCTGTAAAAGATGTTCCAAGTGCAGCAGAGATGATAACGTCATCCATTGCTCTTCCCATTGCAGCAGCAGCAGCCATTGCATAAGAAGATGTAGGATCGATTAACATTCTAACCTTATCTTGGTCATCAATTAAATCGGCATATTCATAGTCAGCTAAACTCACCCTACGTCTTGCGTGAGGTGTGTCCATCTGTGGTGTGTCGGCATGACGAGTTGTACGCAACTGAGCAGTAGCAACGCCTACCTGGTCGAAAAAAGCATTTTTACCAGTAATATTCTCCACACGAACTGCATCTCTTAGACGGCTTCCCATCTGCTGAGATAGCATCTGCACGTTAGCAGAATACTGTTGGACAAATGCTGTAGTTACTGATGTTGACATTTAAGTCTCCTTCGTAAAAGTTACATTTGATTTTATTTGCAGTGTGCTACCCTTTACGGACACTCCTAGTTTTTTGAGCCGACTTTAGGCTATCGTCTTTCCGATTGTCTTGAGGACTTGTTGCCAAGCTACCCTGCATAACCCATTCGTAATATATATCAGCAAGTTTCTCTGGATGCAACACATCTCTTTGTGTCCCAAACTCGACTGCAAGCCGTAAACATTCCAAACGGATATCTTGTTGTGGTGTTATTTCATCAGCCATGAATATAACCCATCAATTCTTGCATACGTTCAACAGCACGTTGCCTTCCTATAGGATCCTTCCTGTTCCAGTAGGCGTGTGACTTATCGTTCATCATAGCGTCAACTTCTTGTTGTGCCATTTGTGGTGTGTATTGTCTATTAACAGCATTTTCAGATACAGTATCTTCGCTTGTAACAGTTGACTTGAACTCACCCATAGCAGCAAATGCTTTGATAAAAGCTGGATGATTACCAATCATTGTACCATCTTCTAGCTTCATCTGTAGCAAATCACTACTACCAAACTGTTCAACGACTTCTTTTGCAGCCGTTACCTTTTGCTCAAAAGCCTGACCCCATTCTCTTTGAAGTTCTGCTGCTGTAGCTTCAGCCTGTTCTTCTGCTTCTTGCTGCATAGCTTCTGAGCTTTGTGCAACTGTGCTTTTGTAATAATCTAATACACCTTGTGCTTGTTGTGGTGTAAGTCTTAGATTATGTGCAATGTCTGCATATTGCTGTGCAACTTCTTCAGTAATAACATTACCATCAACTGGCAACTCATAACCTTCTGGCGTCTCTGGTCTGCCTAACCTACTGTAAATGTTATCTAAATCTTCGTCTGTTGGATTCTTTGGCAACGGAACTTTATCACTGCCAATTAATCTCTGTGCGTTTACATAACTCCTAGCTAAGTTACCAACGTCTTTGATTGGTGATAGACTAGGATGCTCCCTCAATTCTTCTGGTATCATTTCAATGAAACTGTTACCAGACCCACCTTGTGCAACCTCAGCTGGTGTCTCAATAGCTGTGGGCTGTACTGGTTCGGCTACCTGTTCAGCAACTTGTTCTGACATATTTACTCCTCTTTCATCATGTTATAAATGTGTAGTATGACTGCCCTTTTACCTTCTTCAAAGGCTGTAGCATTGGCATCTCCAGCTACATAACTTGAAGCACGCCAGTTACAACGTAACTCCAAATCCTCCAAAACTTTCTTACCAGCGTTATCCTCAAATGTATCTTTATACATTAACTTGAGTTGTGCTATCTGGTCATTCATTTGCACCCACCATTCTTACAGCTTGTGCAGCTTGACCAACTGTAGCAACATCTTCTTGCTCCATTTG